CTTTCATTCATTCTCATATTTGAAATTACACAATCTGCAGATATAATTGTTGATACTACACTTACTGCATTTTTAAGCGCAGACTTAGTAACAAGAACTGGATCTATAATACCAGATTCAATCATGTCAACTGCTTTACCTGTTATTACATTAATACCAGTACCTTCTATGATATTTACGTTCATAACTAAACCAGCGTTTTCTAATATAGTTTTATAAGGTGCTGAAATAGCTTCTAGTAATATCTTTTCACCGACGCAGTCGGTCGAAATTTTTTGAGACGCGTTTAGCAGTGCTACACCTCCTCCTGGTACTATTCCTTCTTTCAAAGCCGCTTTTGTAGCGTAAATAGCATCTTCTATTCTATCTTTCTTTTCTTTAAGTTCAACTTTAGAATCAGCACCTACCTTCACCATTCCAACCGATCCTGATAGCATAGCTAATCTTTCTCTATGTTTTTTCTGTATAAATGGATTCTTTTCCCATTTATCTATAGTTTTCTTAATACTTTTAATTCTTTCCTCCATTTGATCTTCTGGAGTTTCTATAGTTAACACCGTGTTTTTATCATCAGTAATAGCGTTATACGCTTCACCTAAACAATCTACATCGATTAAATCAAGATCATCACCTAGTTGCTCATTTATAACCTTAGCTCCTACAAGAAAAGCTAAGTCAGCAACTGTATCGTCTTTAGTAGGACCAAAGCCTGGTAAGTCAATTATGTTAACTTTAATATTACCTTTTACTTTATTCATAAGAAGAGCAGCTTTAACTTGTTGGTCAACTGGAGCAACTATAAGTAAAGGCCGTTTGTTTTTTATCACGTGCTCTAATACTGTTTGTATTTTTCTTATGTTTGGTATTTCTGAAGATACTATTAATACTAATGGGTTATCAAGCTCTTCCATTAACACCACACCATCTTTACCTACTTTAGTATAAGCTTCTGCTATAATCTTTCCTAGTTCTGCATCATTATTGCAACTTATTGAACTAACAGATTCGAGCATATCGCCTTCGATCTTGACAGAAATCTTATCTAGGTAATCGTTTACCTTTTTAAGACCGGATTTAATCCCGTCTTTTATCTCTCTAACAGTTCCTTCGCTGTTGTTTACTTCTTTTAATAGAGATTCAGCGAGTACGGTAGCTGTAGTTGTTCCATCGCCCGCTTCTCTCACTGTGTTTCTAGCAGCTTCCTTAATAAGGGTAGCACCCATGTTTTCAACCGGGTCAAATAAGACTACCGATTCTGCAACGGTTACACCATCTTTTGTTATGACCGGGTTACCTCTAGCATCTTCGTATATAACACACTTTCCAGATGCTCCTAAGGTTGATTTTACTGCTTTTGCTAGCTTTTCAACACCAGCAATTACTTTATTTTTAGCAATATCGCCAAAATTTACATCTTTGACAATCTCACTAGGCTGATTGTATTCCATATTTGATTAAATTTGATTAAATTTGTTAAAACATTAACAAAATAGACTTAATAGATATATAATATAGAAATATTGTAACAAATATACCTATCCACCCCATAGCAATTAAGCCTATTTTATTAATAAACTTCACTATTTGAATGTTTTTACTACTTTTGGCCCTTTTGTAGCCTCTATTTTTTTAGAGAAATGGTCAACGCTTCCGTCAATTGCTGCTTCAGCGCCTTCTAAGGTCTCTCTACGCGTAACATCGTGCCAATTTTTATCAGAATTTGGATCACTCACCTCTGTTTGGTAAAATCCATTTGGTAGCTGTGTAATTCTCCAGTTCTTTTTGTCAGCTAGATGTGTCCACTGGTTAATAGTTTTTTCATTCGGTTTTGTATTGCTAGTTAATGTACTAGTCTTGTAGTATAAATAAGTCATTTTGGTTTGTTTTTGGTTAATATTGACTTGGTCTAGGGTCTTTCCCTATTTTTTCTTTTGTTTCTTTTTATTTTTTATAGCATCTACGCCTTTTTTAATGTATCTTGTTGTTACTTCACCTACATTTGCAGGTAAAGCGCCAATAGCATGTATAAATCCGCCTGCTATTGTTTTAGAGTCTTTTACTCTTTTGTTCATTTTATCGGCAGCCTTTTCAAAGCCTCCATGTATTTTGTCTACAACGCCGCCGTTTTTCTTTTTCATAGCTGGTGAAGTTCCTGGGTAGGTGTACCCTTTCATTTTAAATCCGCTTGATTTTTTAAATTTTTGCATAATATATTTTTTATCTAAATTCTGGTGGTGTATAACCGCTTTTTCTCATTTTTTTTCTTAAAACGCTACCTGCTCTAGCGTTTTTATATATTCTATCGTCTCTTTTTTGCATTACAGAGCCTTGTAAATCTTTTAATAATTTATTTCTTTCTAAAAAAGTCATGTTTTCAAAATCTTTTTTAATGTTTGCTCTTTGTGTATCTGTCAGTATTTCTACTCCTTGGCCACTACTAAATCTTAAACTATCCATTAAGTCTTCAACTTGACCAGCTTGTAGTTCTGATGTATCTCGTATCTCTGCAGTCAGTGGATCATCACCATAAACAGTATTAAATGAGTTAGACGCGTTCCCATCTGATGGACTCATATAGTTATTTACAGTGGCAGGGCCACCATCACCGTTACCGTCACCACCATCACCACCATCACCATCACCATCACCATTATCATTATTAGTAACTATTTCTGTACGATCAGGATACTCGCAACTTCCATCATCTACTGTTGCGTCAGGATTGTAATTTGTAGCATTTTCGTACGTACATCCTTTAATTTCTTCTTCTTTATCACCTTTAGGTAGTTTTATCTCTGGTATATCTAATTTGAAATTGACTTTTGCAGGCTTAAACGATTGACCTAATCTATATGCTTGATTTACTAAAGAAGAGTCAGCTTTTGTTCTAGTACTTTCACCTATTAAAGGTTGCATGGCTCTAGCTATAGATTTTTTATGCACGCGAGATCCTTGTATGCCTCCATTTTTATGAGGACTTCCTTTCATTTTAAATGCCATATTTACTCGTTTTTTGTTCCTTCACCAAAATTACCTCTATTTTTTTTAACAGATACTCTTACCACTGATCCATCAGACTTATGATGTATGTCACTATCTGATCTTTGACCTAATCTTTGATTTTGTGCTTTTTTGCGTTTTCTAGCGGGAGTTTTAGCAAACGCTATATCTCTAGCTTTTTTAGCAGCAGCAGCCTTAGGTGATAATTTCTGTTTTAATCTAATCGGTGATCCTTTCATATATAGTATTATTACATAGTAAACAAGTAATTTACACTATTTATAAAGTATACCATTCTTTATATATATAGTTCCTTTTGGTATATAACGCAGCTCTCTGCCTAACAAGTCGTATATTTTGTTATTGCAAGGTTGTGGCTTTACTTCACTTACATGTGTAGTGAAATCAAGTAGTTGCCATGTGAAACCGTTGAATATAACATAGTAACACTCATTACACGACCACTGTGGAGATATATCATAACATACCTTTACTGTATCTATTGGATTAACTAAAAAGAAATATGCAGTATCGCCACTTGAAGAATAACACATGCTGTTATCACAAACACCCCACATAAAGTTAGTGCTGTCTGAAGAACTGTTTACACCTATAACCGTAAGCGCCGAGCTTGTACCTACACTAAAAGATAGAGAGTCGCATATTGTTTGAGCATTAACATAGTTAAAGCATAGTAAAATTATAATTAGTAGTTTCTTCATATATATATAGTCACAGAAAAAAACATATTATAAATATAGGGGTATAGTGCTACAATATCTTTTTTAGTAGCCCCAGCCACAACTAAAACGCATTCTACTTTGGCCACCGCCCCTTTCGTTTTTGATAATCACACAATTGTTTTTACCTTTCTATTATATAATGTAATTAAAATAAAAAAAACATTATTCCTAGAATATTTAGGAAATAGCTAGGCAGCCCCCGGCCCCAGGCCAGGCCGCTGATGTATAGCATATGCACAAGCTAAGTACGATACTAACTAGATAATATATGTATGATGATTGGTATTTCATTGACCATACAAGCGAGGCACACCGACGCTCGTCGTCAAGGCGAGTGTGTATAGCATTTACTACTGAGTGCACAAACTAGATACGACTATCATCAGATAATATAAATAAAAACTATGACTACTAAACAACACAAACAAACTACATTAAATTACTTAAACAATAACAATATAACTTATTATACTAATAACAATACTATAATATCATTTCCAACTACATCAATACACAATAATAACTTACATTGCCCACACACTAAACTAATACAACACAATAATACTATTATATTAATACATAACTATTAATATACTCAACTCACAAACTAAATACAACTAACAATAGATAATATATATAAATAAATTAATAACTAAATAAATAAATAACTATGTCAAACAAATTAAACAAACTAATAACAAAAAGATTCGTAATCAGAAAAAGTCTAATCGGTACTAATACAATTATAACTTTCACAACTAAAAAAGGTAAACAAATAACATACAATCACGACGATGTATATAACAAAAACAAAGAACGTTTCGATAACATGAACTGTTTCAAAAAGTACAAAAGTTATACTAACACAAACAACATACCAACATTCTGTAGATAATACAGAAGTTGTACTCGGTCACCGAAAGGTGATCGTGTATAGCACGATGTATAGCACAGCGCTCGCCACTTACACAAACTAAACACGACCACCATCAGATAATATATATAAATAATAAATATGAAGAAATTATATAAAATACTAGAAAACGAAGAATACCATTACTTACAAGACTGTGAAGAAATTACTAAATTAAAACACATTACAAAACATAGTGATAATTCTATTGTACTATTTGAATACACTTGTAGTCTACTTAAAATGACTAATGAATTAATACTAAATAAAATACAATTTACTCATTACATTGATGATTTAGAAATGTCTTATCTAATTATAGACATAGAGAAGTAGAGTAATACCTCCACACTAAAAATATTAACTAAACAATTATAGTACTTTTATTAAAAGTGTGACATAAGGTAGTTAATTAAACTAGAGTAACAGGCAAATGTCATACTTTACACAACATAAATACGATGCGAGCAAGATAATATTAACAAATAAATATAAAATATGAGAGATTATAGTATAACAAAGTACAAAGGTAACACACACTATTCAGTAAATGTAACTGATAGTTATGGTAGACAAAAAGGTAGTTTTTTCAGAACAGAACAAGAATGTCATAAGTATATCTATGAAGTGTGGGATAATGAAGTACCAAAAACAGAAAAAGAATTACAAGAAGAATTATTACATAGAGCAGTAGTAAACTGTATAGAAATTGATACACAAAATAAATACAAACACTAACAGATAATATAAATAAAAAATTATGACAAACAAAATTAAATTTAAAAAAGCAAACAAAATTGAATTAAATGGTATACCATACAAACCATACACTATATGTAGTTTACCACCAAAATTTGGTACAAGTGAAATAACTACTTGGTTCAACTACAGAGGTCTAACTTATATTGCAGAGTAATGAAGTGTAAGTGTGGAAATATAATACCTCAAGGCAGAGTTAATCTTGGTTATAGTAACTGTGTTAACTGCTCAACTACAGAAGCATATGGTTGTGCACCACTAATAAACCACAAAACAGGTAACTCTATACAGATAATGTCAGGTAGCGATGCTGCTCGCATATCAAAGTTAACTCAGCGTAGAGGTTATGGTACAATGTTAGGTTAGTATAAGTACACTAGTAAGTATCTCCTAGGCTCGTACCGAACGGTACTTATACAAACTAACTAATAGGATAGCAAAGGCGGCACAATTAGTTAAATGTAGCGGGTTCGAGTCCCGCACTATCCACAAAATAAAAACGATTAGTAACAGATAATATAATAAAATTAAACATGAAAAAACTAACAGCGCAAAAAGTAAAAGACTATATGTCTTATAGAACACCAGATGGCATGAGACACTGCCCAGATTGTATTGCTGCAGCTTGTAATGATGTAGCAGAAACTAACTACAGCACTCAGTTTGCCAAAGCACCTGATGCTCTAGATTATATGAGATTATTATTCTTTAATGATCCAATACCTCAACTACATACACACAGCTATGGCTATAATACAAGAACAGGTAGAGCAATTATTGAACAACTAAAAGCATTATACTATGAATATAACAGATAAACTAAACTTCTTACAAATACAAGAAGTTACTACAGACAAACAAAAAGCAAATGGCACTCGTGAGTTTAAACTACCAGTATGCGACCAGTATGGCGCTGCTATACACGTCGCAAGTTTCGCTAGTGGCTATGTTAGGCGTACTAAAGCAGGTGGTTATTGCCCGAGTTGGCAACTAAATAAAACTAGAACAATACAGCCAACTAAAGACTACAGGTGGCCATCAAAAGAACGTATACTAATACTAGACGAACAAGAAAGACTAGAATATTTAATAGCCTTTTGTCTCAAAAACTATTATATAAATCAATCAAACAAACTATCAAATGGTGATTATATACCTAAATGGAAACATGAAGAAGTAAAAGAAAGGTATGATGTAGACCAAGATTTAGAAGTAAAAGTAATTGTTAATGGACATAGATATAATGTAATATGAATACAGCAATAGTAATATCAGCAATAGTACTAGTAATATATAAACTAGGTAAGAGAGAAATTAATAACATAGAAAAAAACATAGAATTATATGAGCAAAAAGAGAAAGCTGAACAGCAAAAATCCTAAATACTGGGACAAAAGCCTACTAAAAGAAAAACCGATCAAGAAACAAAAACTAATGTGTGAGGTTAAAGGTGTCAAAGTATATGGTGTATGGTATGAATAACACAAACTAAATACGATAACTAATAGATAATATTAATAAATAAAATTAAATAAAATGTCAGAAAACAAAGAACTGTTAGAAGCTACAGTAAAAGGCTTACAAGAAAAAATACAACAACTAAATGTAGACCTAAAGTCTAAACAACAAGAGTTAGAAGATGTTAACAAACCAGAGATAACAGCAGTACAAATGGATGCAATTAACGACGCAGTAAATACAGTGCTAGAAAGATTTGAATTTGATTGCGGTATGTTTGAATATGAGTTCAATCTAGGTTATGATAACAAGCTAGAACTCAGCGACTTAACCTTCACTGATGCGTATGACTTAGAAGAAAGTATAATGAGAAATATTACTAACCAATTTAAAGTGTTAAAAGATGACTAAAACAATAGATATGGTTAAATTACCTAGGTACAAAGAAAACTTACGTATTATAAACGGCGAAGATGTATACTCTTATTCAACTAGAGTTGCAAGGATTGTAGATGAAGAGCTACACGTATTTGGCTGGTGGAGTCCAACTACATCTAGACATATAAACTACGTAGCAGATTATTATAACTTAACAAAAATAGACAATGTATAATATAATAGGATTATATGAATATAATGATGCTGAGGTTATAGACACAGCAGATAATAGACTAGAGGCCATTAGATTAGTTAATGAATATAGACTAGCTTTTGGTAATAAATGGATAATTAAATTTAAAAGAAATAATGACAGATAATAAACGTGTAACTAATAAACAAATATTAGATAAAATAGATGCATTGAAGGTAGGTGATGAAGGATTAAATGCATTAGCAATCAAGATCGTAAGCCGTATGGTTAAACTTAAGTCTATGGAAGACTGGTTTCACCATGTGTCCAAGTCTGACATAGCTTGGTCAACGGCTTACCAAGATCTTGAACTAACAGAAGAAGAAAATGCACTAGGTGAAGCTGCAAAGCTTATGACACTTATGAATTTATTTCAAGAAGATGAGGCATATGAAAAATGTGCTATTATTAAACAACGTATGGACGAAGTTAATAGAATACTTAAAAAACATAACAAATGACACGTAACCAACAGCAAATGTATAAGGACATTAGCGACTTAACTAAGGCATTAACTAAACTAGTAAAAGTAATAGAAAAATTAGCTAAAGAACAACAACAATGAATATATTTTATTTAGATGAAAGCCCTGTAATAGCGGCTAAAGTACAATACAATAAGCATGTAGTTAAAATGATATTAGAGTCAGCTCAAATGTTATGTGCAGCTCATCATATATTAGGTAGTAAGTTAGATATACCTTACAAATTAGCTCATAAAAACCATCCATCTACAATATGGACACGTCAATGTGCAGCTAATTATTCTTGGCTATATGAACATATGAGAGCTTTAGGCTTTGAATATGAATTAAGATATGGTAAGACACATATGTCAATAACTAAATGTAGACATTTATGGAGGTTTCCAAATGATATACCACGTACAGAATTTACACAACCACCTCAATGTATGCCAGATGAATATAAAGATAAATGTAGTATTAAAGCATATTGGAATTATTACATCGGTGAAAAACATGTTGTTGCCAACATTAATAAAGAAAAAATATATAAACAAATACCTGAGGCTGTGACAACAGCCCATTAATAATACCTAGTAACAGGCTAATGTCACGTAACTTAAACTATTTAAATAATAATCGCATCGTATACCGTAGACATCCGGTAACAGATATACCAGACATAGATAATGAAGTATATATGTTTTATCTAAACGGTACATATCAATGTTATGAGCTATTTAGATCGTCAGCAAAGATAACAACATACAGGTCTTTAAAATGGCATCTATTGGTGTTGTGGTATTTAAACCCAAAGCTTGATCAAGATATGTTTTTAAAATTAGCTGAAGTTATATGTAATAAGTCAAATAATTTTATTAGTTTTGCTATACACGACGACTTGCTACGTAAAATAGTATATGAGGTTAGTATGCTAGATTTAGACAGGCCGCCAAAAAATAAACTACGTAAAGTTATATTTAAACCTTTTACACGTAT